CCAGGTCCCGACCTCGAACCGCTCTCGGGCCCGGACGATGTTCAGGCGATGCCCCCCGAGGCGCAAGGCCTCCGCCGTGCCAGCCGACGCGTAGACGTCCAGGCCTGCCTTCATGAGTTCGTGCGCGGCCTTGGCGTGGTCGCCGTGCTCGTGTGAGACGAGGCAGCCCGCGAGCTCGGATAGGCGGAAACCGAGTGCTTCCCGGAGCTTTCTGAACGGAAGGCCACACTCCAGGAGCAGGGCGGTCCGGCCATCGCTCACGCGATAGCAGTTGGCCCCGCTCCCGGAGGCGATGACCTGGATGTCCGTCACCAGCCCGGCTCCTCGGGCCCGGTCTTTGCCGTCTCGGGCTCTTGGGTGTCCGCGACGTCCCGGATCTCGGCGTCAATGACCTCCTGGTTGGCCCGCTCGCGCAGCTCCTCCTGGAAGGCAGCCTCCTCGGCCCGGTCGTCGGCCTCGTTGAACCGCTGAACCACGAGGTCGAGCGAACTGTCGTCCGACGAGTTGACGAACAGCTTGCAGGTGCGGTTAGTGACGGTCTTCTTCGCCATTTCCTCCGTGAACTGGCCGTGGACCGAGCCCGGCTTTATCCGCCCCTGCTCGTCGAAGGGGCTGTTCTGGGACTTCTTCCAGGCCTCGTGAATCTGCTCGATGGTCATGACCTGTGTGTAGGGCTCGCGGTCGGGGTCCGGGAGGACGATGGTGCAGTAGGCGGCCTTGATCTTCCGGCGGTCTACGTTCGTGAGCTTCCGAAGGTGCCGTACGACCCGCGTGTTCGCGCCGACAATCTCAAACCCGAAATCGTCATCCTCGTAGACTACCTCGGCATAGATGTCCCTCGCCCCGGTCACGCGCTTGGTGACGGCCACCGTCCCGAAGTAGCTCCGCTGGCAGACGAGCTGCGACCCGTAGGCGATGAAGTAGCACTGCCTCTTCGCCGGGTTCAGCCCCTGGACGACCATGTCGAGGAGGCTGTTGGCGATAGAGTCCCTCGTGCAGGCCTCGAGGACGGGCTTTTTCTCGCGGTTCGTCGTGCCTTGCAGGATGAGATAGGCGCTCATGAGCGCGTTCTCCGGGCTGTAGTTGGGCGGGAACACGAGTCGGCCCTGGCCCTGGAGCTCACCGACGCGCCGCATGACGGCGTTCACGGTCTCATTCTTGGTGATGGCGAGGCTCGTCTCGGGCTTGGGCCCGCGCTTCTGGGTCTGGGCAGGTGTGGCCACGTCAATGCACCTCCGTTCTGAGTCTCTTGTCCGGCTCGCTCACGATGAGCCGGATGAGCTGTCCCCTGACGGGTATGAGCCGGGTTACGGCCTCGGCATTGTCGACCCAGACGGGGGCGATGAAGCCGTAGTGCTCGGTGAGGGTGTTGATGATGTCGAGGCCCACATTGAGCCGGGCTCCCCGGTTGAGGGCAGTGCCGTAGGGGACCCCTTCGTAGAGGGTCTCGCAGCACTCCTCGACCGAGCCGTTGACGAGGACGTTGAAGAGCTTGAACCGGGCGAGCTTGAAGCGGGAATTTATGCGGTCGGTGAGGAGGCGGACCTTGGCGCGGACGAAGGCCTCGATGAGGAAGACCTCGCGCTCCAGGCGCTCGTACTCGGCGGCCAGGCGCTTCTCCTCGGCCTTGAGCTCTTTGATGCGGGCGAGGCCGCGGCGGTACTGCTCGACCTCGGAGAGCACACGCTCGGCCGCTGCGACGTCCCGCTCAAGCGACTCGACCGCGGCCCGGAGGGTGCTCGTGTCGGGCCGGCTTTCGTCGGCGGCCTCGAGCGTCTCGACCAGAGCGTCACGCTCAGCGAGGAGCTTCTGGTAATCAGGGTCCTGGTCGAGGTCCAGCGGAGCCTCGGTCATGGCCCCGACCTCGGCCAGGAGGTCGCCAACCCTCCGGCGCAGGTGCGGCAGGCCTGCCTCGGCCGCGGCAATCCGGTCTCGGAGTTGCGCGAGCTCGGCGTCCGCCTGGTCCTTGCGGGCCCGGAGCGCCCTGCCCTCGGCGTCCAGTCGTCCCAGCCGCTCCGCCCGGGAGGCGTTGAACCGCTCCAAAGCCCTGGCCCGAGCTGCTTCCAGCATCTCCTGGGGCAGCGGCTGACCACATGTGGGGCAGACCGTCTCCTCGACATAGCTGAACTGCTCAGCCGAGACCTCGCGGTACTGTCGCCGCAGGACGTCCAGGTCGCCAGCGATGCGGGCTGCGTCCTCTTCGAGACGTTCGACTGCCAAGCGCACGTCGGCGAGGCCGCGCTCCGCGGTTGAGACTGCAACCTCGGCATCGCGCAGGGCCTGCCGCTTGGCCGCCAGCGCGACCTCGGACCTCCTGCGGGCCTGGTTTTCGAGGTCCAGCAACAGCGCCTCGACCTCGGCCAGGCGCCTCCGCTTCTGTGCGGCCTCGCCTCCGTTCTCGATGAGGGCGAGCTCCTCGAGCTTCCGCTTTCGGGCCTCTCTGGCCGCCTCCAGGGTCTTGGCCGCCTGGTCAGGGTCGAACCCCTCGATGTCGGGCAGCCCCCGCTGGACCTCGGAGATGCGGACGGGTATCTGCTCGAGGTCCTTGTTCAGCTTGGCCCTCGCGGCCTGCAAGACCTTGCGGTGGTCGTCGAGCGATCGACCTCCGAGGATCTGCGTGAGCGGCGCGAGCGCCGGATCCGAGCCGATCACCGCCGAGTCAGGGATGTCCCCGCAGACCTCCAGGAGCAACGCTCGCCGTTCCTGCCAATGCAGCTGTTCGTTGAAGTAGCCGGGGTCGGAGAGGAGCCTGAAGACCTTCTCGTCGACCATGGAGGCGATGCGTGCCTCGTAGTCCTGCTTCTTTACGGGCACTCCGTCGATGTAGTACGCCGTGACGTGCCCGGTAAAGACCTTATTGGCTGATCCCCGCTGCTTGGTCCACTGCTCGGAGTAGACCTTGCGGAGAGTGATCGTCCTGCCGGACAAGCTGAACGTTCCCGCCACCTCGTGCTCGAGGCCATGCGCGGCCTCGCCGTCGGGTCCGAGGGTCTTGATCTCGAACTCCTTGCGGTTCGCGGAATCCTTGTCGAATAGGAGCCATGTGAAGGCGTCGAAGAGCGTCGTCTTCCCCGTGGCGTTGTCGCCGTAGACGTCGATGTTCCGGCCGCCTGCGTTCAGCTCGAACTCCCGGACGCCCTTGAAGTTCCTGAGCCACAGTCTCAACAGCCGGAGCTCTGCCGGTGCCCCGACGCCTCTACCGGCAGCCGCCGGCTCGACGAAGTCCCGGAACTGCGTTTGCTGAGGCATCGCGCGCATGACCGACCCTCCCCTCGAGGGCGAAGCTGGGTTCAGGGAGAGGATGAGGGCTCTCGATGTGCTGGCGCACCAGCTCGTAGACGGTGTGCGCGTTCACCCGGAGAACCAGGGCGGCCTCGGCGACGGTCAGCAGGACGGGGAGCGAGGACCAGTCAGTCATCGCGGCCAACCTTTTGTCCACCAGTCTCCCTCCTCAAGGCCCTGTCTACGGCCTCCAGCTGGGCCTGGGCGACGCGCAGTCGCCACCTGAGCTTGTCGTTCTCCGCCCTGAGCCTGTCGAGCTCCGCGAGGAGGGCCTCGCGGCAACGGGCATCCCGGTCCGGGTTGTCCGCGCAGGCGTCGGTGCGCCCGTGCGAGGCAGAACACATGGCCCTTCCCGTCCTCTCATGCTCCAGGTCTTGTCGGGGACTGCCCATTCAGCGGGTCGGACCGGAACGCGAGGTGCTCCCAGAGCGCGCCCCGAGCCTCGACAACAAGGCGCCCCCGACGAACACCGACGACAACGAGAGGCGTAACGTACCCAGCGAGACCGGAGCGGCGGAGCTCCGCGCGGAGGAGGCTCCGGCAATGGGCTCGCCAGCGCTCCCTCCCGCCGACGATTGCGTTCACGGCCACCATCTCAACGATCTCAGACAGCAACCCCGACCGCATGACGTTCCCCCTTTACGACGTAGCCTTTCGCCTCCACCTCGGCCCTGCGGTCGGCCCAGGCATCCCTGTAGCTCAAGCCGTACTGCAGGCAGAGGCGACCCAGCAGGTTCACGAGTTCCCCAATAGCGTCGGGGAGCTCGTCGACGATGCGGGCAAGTTCGGCACGGCCTGCCTCGGTGAGGTGGTCTGCGGACGCAGCGTCGATGAGAGCCCGGCTCTCCTCAAGGGCCGCGATAGCCTCGGCCATCTCGATGATCGAGGCCGACTTTCGGGCCATGCGGTGTGGGTCGCACCGGGGGCCGTCGTACCAAGAGGGGGCAGCTCCGCCGCACACGACCTGGGTAAGGGTGACGTAGAGCTCCGGGTCGTCAAGCCATGCGGCGAAGCAGCCGGCAACGTCGAGCGGTATAGGGCGGGTTCCGTTGCAGAAGCTAGTGATGGCCGACCGGCTGTAGCCCAGCCGCCGGGCGGCCTCGTGGTGCCTCACGCCTCTGCGGGAGAGGGCGGCGGCGAGGGCCTGGCCGACACGCACGGTGACGGAATCCATGCGTTTCACCCCCTCCCGTGACCGCAGGCAGCTACCATGCTACGCCTGCGGGATTTAGCATGGGGGCGACGGACGGGAGGCGGGCCTTCATGGGACGGGCATTTGACGGAGTCGTCGGAGGCCCACCAGGCGTCGATAAGCCGCCTGGGCCAGCGGTAGGTGACGCGCCCCGTGATTGGGTCGACGAGACGCTTGTGCGGGATGGCTCCGCGTCTCGTCCAGGAGTAGACCGAGGCCCGGCAGAGGCCGGTGATAGCGGCAATCTCGCTGGCGGTGTAAGAGTCCGAGCCGAGCCTATCGGTCATGGGCCCTACCCCACATATACTCCGACAAGCCGTGCGGCTCGTCGGCGAAAAGCTCGTCGGTCGGTAGACCGACAAGGAGGCCCAGACGACGGGCCAGCCGGAGACTGGGATTCTTCCGGCCGGCGATGATGTTCGCCAGATGAGCCTCGGATATGTATGCCCGCCTGGCAAGCTCCCGCTGGGTTAGGCCACTGACCCTTATGGCCAGGCGGAGCGTGGACCTGACGGCCATGTGGATACCCGCCTTTCCTCGGCGGCAAGCCCTGGCTTTACTATAGGTCGCCGTCTCGGCAAGTGTCAAGGGGAAGGTTGACACATTAGACGGCGGCTTTCCCCCAGGGAAGTCGGGAGGGTACAATGTCATCATGGAAAGGTTCGCGGCTAGGTTGGGGCTACTCCGTGCTGCCCATGGGTGGACGCTCGCGGAAGTGGCCAGGCGGCTCAATCTGACGGAGTCCACGATATCCCGATACGAGGCGGGGACCCGCTTCCCCGACATTCGGACGCTCATCAGGATAGGGGAGCTGTTCGGCGTGTCTCTTGACTACCTCGTCGGTAGATCGGACAGGGGGGCCCTGGAGCGGGTGAGCCTGCGGGAACATCTCGCCCACTTCCCGTCGGACGTTCAGCGCTTCATTGTAGACGAGGAGAAGGCAGGCTACATCCTCGTGGCCAAAGATGTGGCCGACGCCGAGCTCGACCCAGATAGTGTGCGCCTTCTGGTCCAGCTTATCAGAAGCGAGATAGCGCGACGGAAGGATAACGGCCGCGGCCGCGCCCCCCACGCCCATGATGCAGAAGATAAAACCCGAGGACATCAAGGCCCTGGTGTTGCAGAGGACAACAATCCTAATCAGGGTAGGCGCGAAAACGCAAAGCATGGCGGACAAAGAGAAGCCCGATAAGGGCCGGAAGGGTGGTTAACTAACGGGGAGCGGCCAGGCCTCGGGTCGGGCGGCAGGGGCAGGATGCCCGACTCGGGACGATGGCCATGCCCGCCATGGCGGGAGGTGACAGGATAACCGGTCGTCTTCTCATAGACATCTCGGGAGGGCAAGACGTATGACTGAGACAGTTGCTCAGGGCCTCAAAGCCCGCCTCGTCGTCGACGATGCAGGCGTCGTCATTGAGCACGAGGGGATGAATGCCTTCCGGGCGGCCTATGCCAACATCGCCCGCATCTGGATAGCTCATGCGGGACCCGACCGCAACGGCTTTCTCCGCATCGGCCTCGTGGGCCAGCCCTGGCAGGAGAGGTACACCAGTCTCGACGTGGCGGGCGACCCACAGACCATCTTCTTCGCGTACACCGAAGAACCAGACTTTCTCCGGGTATACCGGCGCATCCTGGAGAATGGGACGCCCCTGGCCGCACAGAGAGTTATGGCAACCGCACCGCGCCCGCCCTTTCTCGCGGCCCTCGACGACCTCGCCGCCAGGAGGAGGGCCGGGGAACTGACCGAAGAGGAGTTCCAAACAGCGAAGGCCGACCTTCTCGCCAAGAAGACCGCAGGGGAGTTCGGGCATGGATCCGCTACCCCCGCGCAGGCCGCTCCGGTCTGCCCGGCTTGCGGGATCCCCATCAGCTACGGGCAGACCCTGTGCGGGAATTGCCGGATGGCCATCGACTGGTCAACCGGACAGCCGAGCGCAAGCGTCCTCCAGGCGACAGGCCAGTTCCTCGGTGCCCTCGGCTCCCTCATCATCTGGGGCTGCCTAGTCGTCGCCCTCGTCGCCCTCATCATCTATCTGCTCTGAGTGCCCGTGGCAAGCCGGGTCTATGCGAGCGCAGCCTCGTTTGCGTTGGCAGGACTCCGGCCTCCGGTGCCAAACATTCAGGCGGACCAGGGCGCAAAGGGGGCATCTAATGGTCACAGGGCACGTCACCACCCTTGGACCTTTACGACACAAGGTAACCTTGTGCTTCGGCCTCGATGAACGGGGTAAGCGCATCCGGCGCTCCGAAACGTTCCGGGGAACCCGGCGCGCGGCCGACAGGTACTGCACCGATCTCGTCGCCAGGTACAACCGGGGTGAACACGTGGAGCCGACCCGGACCACCTTCGGGGAGCACCTCGATACGTGGCTCGGATACGTCGGACTACGATTGAGGCCAAGCACCGTCTACGGTTACCGCTACCTCGTAAAACGGTACGTCAAGCCGCATCTCGGCCACATCCGGCTCGATAGGCTCCACCCGCGGCTGCTGAGCGAATTCTACGCCCAGCTGGCCGAGGGGGGCCGGGCTCGCCAAGTCGGTGGCCTGTCGCCCCGGACCTTGGAGCTCATCCATTGCGTCATCCACGCCTCTCTCCAGCTGGCTGTCACTTGGGGCATGATCCCCAAGAACGTGGCGAAGGCCGTGAGCCCATACGAGCCTGGCGAACCAAAGTTCCGCGCCCTCGACGAGGCCGAGCTCGTCCATCTTCTCGGCGTGCTTGAAACCGCCGGGCCGCGGGACCATGCGCTCTCCAGCCTTGCCGGGCACACAGGGTTACGGCTCGGGGAGTGCCTGGCGCTCCGCAGGTCCGACCTCGAACTCGGTATCGTCGTGCATGACGCGGACGGGCGCGAGGTCCGTTGCGGGGCCGTCACCGTAAACCGTACGGTAAGCCGGGTGGGGGCATCCGAGGTCAGCACAGGGAAACCGAAGACAAGGGCGGGCCGGCGGCGCGTCATCTTCATGGGGGAGCCCGTGAAGGTCATGGAACGCTACCTGGAGCACCTTGCTCTCCGACTGGGCCGCGAGCTCGTGGGCGACGACCTCGTCTTCCCCGCCGCCGACGGGGCTCTTGAGAAGCCGTGGAATTTCCGGAAACGCTGGGCTCGCCTGGTCGCCAAGGCGGGCTTCCGGGGCTTACGCTTCCACGACCTCAGGCACACGCACGCCACGCAGCTCATCCGGCGTAACGTCCACCTCAAAGTTATCCAGGACCGTCTCGGCCACGAGACGATCAAGACCACGATGGACACCTACGGCCACCTACTTCCCGGGATGGACTTGGAGGCCGCCCTTGCTGTGGATATGGCTCTCTCGCGCGCCCGCGCCGAGGCCCCAAGGGCACTGCCGCCGGCCGGTGGGTCCGTTGGCGACAGGATACGGCGCGCGAGGGAAGCCAGGGGTCTCACGGGAGCGGACCTCGCCCGGCTCCTCGGACTTGCGAAGTCGAGCGTGTCAATGATCGAGCTTGGGCGGGTCGAGGTCCACGAGCAGCGGCTCGGCCGGATAGCTACGGTTCTCGGGGTGAGTCGGGAGTGGCTGGAGGGCGGAGAGGGGCAGGAGTGGCCGTGAGGTCACAAGATGGTCCGCCCAGGTGCGTCGGCCGCTCCCGGAGACTTCGTCGCATTACTGCCACCGATATGCCACCAACGGCGGCCAAACAAGTGTTCCCCGTGCCGTGCAAGCCTTGCCTCTCAATGGTTCCCGCTCTCTCCTGACCAAACGGCCTCCTGAATGGGGTTCAGGAGGCCGTGGGTTCAAGTCCCACCGCTCCGACCAGATATTCTACCTGCCCCGGAGATGCCTAGAGATACCTGCGGTTCAGGTCTCGGCTCTCCGGGGACTTGTTTGAATAAGGCAATATCGTCTAGCGCAAACAAGGCCAGCGAACAATTGCTGCCACTAATTTGCCACCATTTCGGGGCCCGAAGTAGACGGCGGGTCTCGCGAAGACTACTCCCCAACCTCGACCCGCAATGGTTTCGGCGAGACCCACCGCCGGGCCTCGTAACCCCCCACGTAGATCCACCGCCTGAGCGACTGGCCGGGGCCGTACGGCTGGCGCTTGATGTGGCCCCGCACCGGCACCTGCGCGGGTAACCGACCGGTAAGGTCGACTGCTTCCCCCGGCCCCTCGGATGCCCGGTGTCTTGCCGGCGTCAGCCGGCTCAGGTAGACGCGCCGGACCACCCACTCGCCGCGCCCAGACCCGCCGGGGCGCGACCTCCGCACCCGGCGCTGACCGCCCTCCCCCTCATCATCCACCTCCACCGGGCTCCTCTCGGCCTCCAGGAGCAGGCCGAGGACGACACAAAACCGGGCGGCCTCCCGGGCCCACTCGTGGTGGGCGTCCACATCGCAGATGAGCGGCGAGTCCTCGCGGGCGACGCCGGCCTCGAGGTCCTCCTCCCGCCAGTGCGGGGTCCAACGGGCCACCCGAACGCCGTCAGGCGAGCCAAGCCGCCGCGCGGCGAAGGTCTAGGTCCGGGGGCGGTGTGCCCCCGGACCTGAGAAGCTGCCGGACAACATCCGTAAGGGACCGCCAGGTCACGGCTGACGGCCCTCCCGGACGAGACCGACCTCCCGGACCCGCTGGCGGGCGTCGGCCGCCGGGTCGAGCCAGAACCGTTCGACGGCATCGACGACGGCTTGGCAGGTGAACGGCGGCAGGCCCCGGAGCTTTTCGACCAGGGTGACCCGGTCAAAGCCCCACTTCTCGTCGAGGTGATCGAGCCGACAGGCGTCGTCGATCTCGGCCCAGATGAGCTGAGCCGTCCGCGGCTCGTGGAACGTGCCGTTGAGGGCGTCGCAAAGGCCCAGGGCCTCGGGCTCGGTCAGATCGACCGACCGGACCGCGAGCGCCAGGTGGTAGTAGTAGCGCTCGAGGTCGCGGCGCGCGATTTCGCCAGCGGAGGCCTCGGGTTCTAGCCGGGCCCGCAGCTCGTCAGCCACGGGCCCGGGGCGGAACTGGACTAAGGTCGGCTTGGTCATCGCGCAGCCTCCTTATAGGTGTGCCAAAACCGCACATTGGTGCGCTGACTCCGCCGCACCATCACGCGGAGGAGCCACCGGACGAACCGGCCGAACCACTCCGGCTCGGGCGGGGTCGGGAGCCGCCGGATGGCAGCCTCGACCACCTCCGGGCCCGCAATGGCCCGGAGGGCGTAGCGGAGGCTACGCACGTGGCGCGGTGCCCAGGGGGCGTCGTAGGGGACAGCCTCGACGTGCCCCTCGGGGTCGACCTGGGCCCGCAGCACCCGGAGGTCATCGTCGGGGGCTACGATATCCGGGTCGGCAGGGATGACCCACCCGGGACGGTGGATGAACAGCGTCACCGTCCCGTCGGGGGCGATTTGCCAGCTTAGCCGCCCCCGGCCTCGGCCGGTCCGGTGGACGACGCGACCTGCGCCGTCCATTGCCGGGGCGTCGATGCCGGGGGCGGCGTACGGGCTGCGGGCGTCCTGCGTGGCCGTCCGGATGTCGTCAGGGTCCCGGAGGGCCGAGTCCTCCGCGACCGCTGAGGCCCACTCGTGGCCGTAGGCGCTAGCAAGCGCCCAGGCCCGGTGGAATTGAATGTCGGTCAGCATCATGACTCGTGAGTCTCCTCTCACCCCGGCCCCGTGTCGGGCCTGCGGGCTAACTGCTTACGCCACCTCCCGCGGGACGACCGCGAGCCGGCGGAGCAGCTCCGGGGACGCGGCAACGATGGACTCGCCAGCCGCGTTCTCGCGGTAACCCGGGAGGTCCTTGCTGGCGACGCCCGGAGGCAAGACCTCGCCTGGGACCCAACGTCCGCGGACTCTTGGCGCCTGCCTGAACCGCAGGGCGCCCTCCAGGCCGACGACCTCGACCTGAAGACGTCGGGGCTCGGGGCCGACGCCGAAGCCAAGGTCGACGAGGTGGTTCGGTCCCGGGTCCGTCGGGACCTTGTCGGCGGTGTAGACAAGGGCTTCGTAGTAATAGTAAAAATCGGGAGCCATCCCGATGCCCTGGCTCCGGCCGGCGAGCTCTATGACGCCCGGTTGGGCCAGAGCTCGCTGGAGGCGGTAGTAATCGCTAGTGCCGAGTACTGCGAACATGATGTTCTCTCCCCTTCCGCCCCGGCCCCTTCGGCGAGCCTGACGGGCTTTTCCGTCCCCTATTCCCTCGCCGGGGTCGGGGTCCCCCAGGTCATCGGGGTAGTGCTAGGCAGTGCGGCCGACGAGGACGATGTCGCCGTCGGCGCACTCGGTGGGGAGTGACCAGCGCACCGCGTACTCGACCGAGGCCACCGCCTCGGCGAGGGTGGCGAAGCCGTCGGTCGTAGTGTGAGCGGGCATGCTCTCCATGCCACGCTCGTGGTAGGCGACAGCGAAATTGCCGTCGCCGCGCTCGCGAATGACGAGGAACATTATTCGTCCCCCCCCTTCAAGGGTGTTGTGAGCCACCACTGCCGGCAGCGTGGCGACGAGCCGGCGGCGGTCAATGTGATGGTCCCGCGTGACTGCGCAGTCGCGGGGACCGAGTGCGGCGTCGCTGGCCTGGACGCGGATACGGTACGCCCGGCGGCCGGGCAGCGGGCGAACCCGCGCGGCGCCGGGCCAGAAGCAGGCGCTGTCCTCATCCTCGCCGACAATCTCGGCGGGGAACAGGACGAGCTGATACTCGTCAGGGCTGTAGCGCGCGTCGGCGAGGGCGAGCATCACGGCCTCGAACGGGTCCTCGTCGGTGTATGCCGCGAGCCCCGGGGCGATGGGGAGCCACCCCGGGCGAGGCTGGCCGTCACCGCACCAGCGCACGGGGGCGAGGGCGCGGGGGTCGTCGGCGAGCGCTTCGCGGAGGTCGCGGAGTGTCGGCTGCGGGTCAATACCGCCGCCGGCGAAGCTGTAGCCGCGGCGCCGGTCCCTGGTCCAGCTTTTCGTCCAACGGGCCGCCCAGACCATCATTAGGTTTACCTCCTTCGGCCCCGGCCTCCCGGGCCTGCGGGCTATTATCTGTCTACTAATATACACGCCGGTAGGCAGGACGTCAAGGGGGTTTTCGCCGTCGGCTCAAGAATTTTTCCGCGAGCCCCGGAATTCGGAACCTCTCAGACGGCCCAGGAGCGGCCAAACCGGCTGGGGAGGTCGCTCCAGGAGGCGTACAAGCGTTCGGGCCCCCCGGGCGGATACTCGGTCGGCCTGTTAAGCGCGGGGATTGAAGGCGGGCGGGGTTAAGGTTCGGGCACCCGTACATAGACGGAGGCCCCTGGTCCACGAGAGACCAGGGGCCTCCTCCAGGGGGTGAGGCTTCCCGGGTCGCCCCGGGAAGGGTCGCGGCTGGCTTTGACTACGACTACGAGGGGTTTACCTCCTCTTCCGGGACAATCTCGATGTCACGGTCCCTCGGGTTATCGAGACCATCCTGGGCGGCCGTCTCGTGGGTCTTCATGGCGATGATGGCCGCGAAGACGGCTTGGACGGGAAGAATGGCGAGATCCCACGCATCCCCGGCGCCCTGCTTTGCCCAAACGAGAAGCGCAAGCAGAGTCGCCCAGAACCAAGCGAGGTATTGGGTCTCCAGATGCATGTGCCACCTGGATAGCCAGCCGTCTACGAGCTTTTTCGTGAACTGCGTGAGCCAATAGACCCCGGTGACCAGGCCGCCTACAGTGGCGAGGTTCTCCCAGGTCAGTAGGGTATCGGGAATCGGCATCACGTTTCACCCCCTCTCGCTACGCCTTGAAGCACCAGGGCTACCAGTCGCGGTCCTTGGCGACGAGGTAGGCCACAAACTCCGGTCGGAAGCGCTGGATGGCACCGCCGTCAGTGAACTCGATATCAAGGATGGTGCCCCCGATCTGGGGCTGGAGGGCCTTGCGACGAAGGTAGTCCGACTGGGCCTCGAAGCACCCGGCGAGCATACCGTAGACGTTGCGGAGAAAAAGCATCGTCCAGGAATGAAGGTGCCCGACCACGGCGATGTTCGGCTTACGGCCGCCCTGGAAAGACTCAATGAGCTTCTGAAGCCGGTAGGACTGGGCGTAGGGAGCGGCCCCGTCGGTATGGAGAAGATACATGAGGCAACCCGGCGCGAGATCGACCCAGGCCGCGTACGCCCCCAGGTACTCGATGTCATCGCGCTCCTTGGCGATGAGGCGAACCGGGTCGGCTCCGCCCTGCTTGACGAACGCGAGGTCATGGTTGCCGCCGATGACGTGCGTCCGCACGCCCTCGCGCCTCGGGTAGTTGGCGACGGCGTAGTCCACCTGATCGTCCTCGGTATGAACGAAAAGGTCGGAGTGCTGGCCCGGATAGACCCCGACGCCGGCGAGGAGGTCGCCGGCGTGATAAACGTCGGTCACCTTGGTGAGGGCACATCTGTCGTAGAAGTCATTGAGGTGAGTGAGCTGTTGATGACGGGAGCCGAGGTGCGTGTCGGACACAATGCCGATCCGCCTTCTCACGCCGGCTCGGCGATGGCTCACCTCGACATCCTCGGGCACGACATCTCGGTCAAGCCAACACTTATCCCCGGCTGAGCGGACGCGATAGCCTCGTTCCCGAAGCTCGGTAAGCCATCCCTGAACTTCCTCCACGCTTGCCTTCAGGTTCCAGGCGAGGGTCGTGACAGGCGTCGGCTTCGGACGGAGGCATCGGAGGAGCACGGAAGCGTCCCTGGGTGCGGCCTGCGGGGTCAAGGCCGTCTTCTTTCTCCCGAGCCATTTGCGTTTTCTGAACCAAGCCGTTTTCAGGGCCTCGCTCGTCACGCCGAGGATGGCGGCCGCCTCCGCCCAGTTGAGGCCTCGCTCTCTCAGGCCGGGGACGGCATCAAGATGCTCCTGGGTGATCTGGCTTGGCTTGCCCACCGGGTCTACTCCCCCTTCAGGCGGAGCGCGAACACGGCGAGTTCCTCCCGCGTGACCGGGCGCGTCGGGTTGAACGTTCCATCCGGATAGCCCACGAGATAGCCCTTCTGGGCGCACTGCTCGACGGCCTCGAAACTCCACCGCTCGGGCAGTACGTCAGGGTAAGTAGGCTTGACGAAGTAGGGCTCGGCGTTGAAAGCCTCCTTGATGGTCCCGTGGGGGCCGCGAAGTTCAAAGTGGAGATGAGGGTCCTTCGTCCCCGTGGCTCCGGAGTAGGCGACGGTTTCGCCCTGCACGACCCGGACGCCAACGCGAAGGTCCTTGGCGGCAGCATTCAGGTGGGCGTAGAGCGAGAAAAGCCCACTGTGCTCCCTTCCAGTCTCGTCCACCCAACGGACCTGGGGATGATGGAGCTTGACGTACTTCCCATACCCGGTCTCCTCGCTGACCCTGTCCACCACGCCAGACATGACGGCCTTGACCGCCGTACCTGACGGACAGCCAAAGTCGGTCCCCCGGTGGTAGGGCGTCCAGTGCGGCCCTGTCTGGCCGAACCTCGCCGTCACCGGATGCTTCTCATCCACCGGCCTGAGCAGTTTCAAGCCCTTGACCGTACCAGTCATACCACCCTCTCCCTCCAGGACGACCTTCCCGACCACGTCCATGACGACCGCCCGGGCCTTGGCCCGGACCTCTGCGTCCCAATCCGCCAGGGCACACTTGTGGCGGGCCGCCGTTGCCAGCGCGCCGCCGAAGACCTGGCGCAAGTCCTCGGCGAACCAGTCCGCGTGGGGAACCGCCGGATGGGGCAGGCGTAGTGCCCAGTACCGGGTCGCGAGATCGTCCTTCAGCCAGCCAAACTCGACGACGTGACCTATCTCGTGGACTGTGATGCCGGCCCAGAATTCTTGCCACTGGTAGCCTGACCAGTCGGCCAGGGGGCCTTCGCCGAGACACACACGCCCCGAGCCGATATCGTAGACGTGCGGGCTCCCCCCGACCAGGGGATTGCGGAAGACGTGGATCTCGTGGCCCCTGGCGGCGAGGACCGATACGAGGGCCGCAGGAAGCTCGGCGAGCCCGGCGCGAACCTCGGCCTCGGTGGCGTAACGCGTGGAGGGGGCGTTCGGGCCCACCGTGATGCCGGACCAGACGCGGTAGCCGGAGGGATAGGCCTTGTGGAGGATGATTTTGAGGTTGCTGCTCATCGGCGGAGCACCGTCAGGGCAAGGTTGGCAATGACACTGCCGAGCAGGCCGATGAGCCACAGATTTAGTCGGTCGACCTTGCCCTCCAGGCGGAGGAGGGCACCGTTCTGGGTCTTTTGCCAACCGTTGAGCCGTTCGATGGCCTCCTCATGGCGACCGCACATAGCCCTATCTACACTGTCCACCTCTAGCACCTCCACCTCCAGCACTCCGCAGAGCCGACCTTAAGGAAGCCGAAATTATTCGTCGAGGAATAAAGTCAACGACCGACGCTGAGGATAACGCCTCAGGCCGTAGGGGGTTAGACATGCGAGTTGAGCGGGATTGCCTCGCCTTTTACACCGCCGCTGGCTTCTGGACAATGCTGGCGACATACGCCGTGTTGACCGTCTTGTTGATTTTGGTCACCTCGACCCGGTCGTTCACGGCGATGGCCCCGGTGCCCGAGGTCGGCACGTTAGCCGCGACCCGGATAGGCCGCGTCTGTTTGGTCGTGATTGTCACGCCGGGCGGCGCGGGCGGCGGCGGTGGTGGGGCGGGCGCGGAGGTCTGGGCCTCCCGCTCCACCCGGACCTCGTAGTAGGCCACCTGCGGCACGCTCGACACGACCCGGTAGACCGGCCTGACCTCCTTAACCACGGCCACCTCGGTGACCGTCTCGACCACAGTCGGGGCGACCGGCTCGGTCGGCTTGGGTGCCGTGCCGCCCCGGTGCCACTGCTCGTGGAGCCGGGCCAGCTCGGAGATGAGGGACACCGCTAGACCACCTCCTCGGTCACCTGGGCGCGGAGGAGATACTCGCCCCCGCCGCTGTCCTCGACGCTGAAGGACTCCAGGGTGAAAAGACCCGAGATGCCCGTTTGCTCCTCCACGAGCCGGACGAGGTCCCCGGCCTCGTGGGTCGGCACGCCCGACACGGAGAACGCGACGGTCGTGGTCTGCCGGGAGAGACGGCCGAGGAGGTCGAGCGTCCAGGCGTCGAGCTTCGCCTGGGTGTCGGCCAGGGGGTTCTGCCTGACCGTCGTCCGCCGGCCGATGCGCGGGATGCCCGTCGCGCTGAAGGCGTTGTCGTCGCGCTGCTCCGACCGTAGGGTCGTGTCGGCCGCCTGATAGAGCCCGATGACCTCGTTGTAGAGTTCCGCGTCGGACCAGGTGGCCGCGAGGTCGAACATGGCCCGGTAGGTCGGGATGTCGGGGTCGGTCACGTCGATGTCGTCGGACGGCCGGAGCGTCAGGGTCTCGTCGGCGGAGTAGTAGAGCTCCCAGCCGAGCAGCCCGGCGAGTTCCTGCATCGCCGCCCACTTCTCGGTGCCCGCCTCGAAGGTGATGGTCCTCACATACTGCCGGGTCGCCGTGAGGGCGAACCTCGTCTCGCCCTCGCTCTCGGCCAGGCTCTTGATGAGCAGGTGGATGGAGGTGGCCGCCACGACGTTCCGGGCCTCGGCGTAGCGCAAGGCCACCGGGCCGGACGCCCTGAGCACCTGGACGCGGATGTAGCGGTACGAAGCCGTGTCGATGAGGTGTTCCACGCGGCGCGAGGACGTCGCGGCGGCCTCGGCGGCTAGCGTGGTCCAGGACGCCTTGTCGTTGGAACCCTTGAGGCTGTAGACGAATCGCGTCGTCCGGTCGCGGCTGTTGACACCCCATCTGAGGTACAGGACGTTGACTTTAGGGGTGTAGGTGTAGCTCGCCGTGACCACCGCGCCGGCCGCTGGCGCCGCTACGAACGTGATGGTCCCGGTCGCGTTGTCGATGGTATAGTCCGTGCCCCGCGTCTTGACCGTGCCGTCCACGCGTACCGTGTCCGACCCGGCGACCACGGGCGACCAGTCGAGGACGAAGACCTTGTTCGACCCGTCGCCCGTGCCGACGATTTCGTCCGTGACGGCCTGGGAGGTCACGAGTTCCAGGTCGATGTAGCGGTCCACGTCCGACGGGGCGGGCCGCCAGGATGTACCGTTGTCGGTGAGGACGTTCGTGGTCGGGTAGGCGGCGCCCGCCGTGATAACGAGGCCGAGCGTGATCGGGCCGCAGGCACGGGTCACGGGGACCTTGAGATAGCGGAACGTCCCGGGCGCGTAATTCGCCCAGGTCGTCCCGTCGGTCGAGACCTGCATGGTCCCCAGGGTCCCGTTGGTCGTGGCCGTGACCGCCTGCACGCTCTCCTCGACCCGCAGGTCGACCCGGACCTCCAGGGCGAGTTGGGTCAGGCCCTCCTCCGCGTAGTCGACCTGGTAGGTACCCTTGAGCACGTCGCCCGTCTCGACGCCCGTGACCGCCTTGGTCACGCCGAGCACCGTAGCCTGGAGGGACCGCTGGTAGACCACGGCGTACCCCTGTATCTCGCCGCCGACAGCCAGCGAGGAGGACGCGGTGGCCGTGGTGACGAGGTTGGGGGTCTCGCGGGCGTCGAGGTCCTCGTAGGTCGTGTCCACCACGAACCGGGACAGTTTGAGGAGCTTGGACCTATCCCGGCAGGACACCGTGACGATTGTGCCCTCCGGCTCCACCCGGGCCTGCGGGTCGTCGATGTAGCCGCCGAAGAGTTGGGTCGCCCCGTCGTACACGCGGACCTGTCGCCCCAGGACCTTCACGTCCGCCAGAGCCGACCCGGGCAATTCTATGGTGGCCGTCCGGCGCACCGCCCGCTGGCGGTCGACGGACACGCTGACGGACAGGGCCGTGAGGTCCTTGAGGTAGGTCCCGTCCCGCTTGTAGAGCCTGACGACCCTACTCACCCGCCGCCACCTCCACGAGCGTCACGCCGAGCCAGCCCACAACACTCCCGGGGACCTCCAGGATTTGCTCCTCCACGTCGCCCCCGACCTTGCCCCGCATGACCCGCCCGTCCTCGTCGCGGTAGGAGAGGGACGCGCCCGCCCCGAACAGGTCGAGCAGGGTCTGCCGCTCGGCCAGGGTATCGTAGCGGAACCACAGCCGCAGTTCGCGCGGGCCGTAGCCCCGGTCCTGCACGACGGCCCTGCCGTCCAGGGCGACGCGGGTGGAGGTGAGGCGCCGGTGCGTCCAGGTCGGCTCCGGCCGGAGTTTGAGGGTCTGCGCCCCGAGCCAGTATCCCGAGAACGTGACCGTCCCATCGACCCCGGCGCTCTTGGCCGACTCGTAGCTGTCGTTGGCCTGGGCGGTCACAGCGTAGGTATAGGCCGTCCCCGAGGCGGCTGTGTCGTCTACGTAGGTCGTGCCGGTGACCAGGGCGATGTTCAGGCGCACGTAGGCCGTGTCCGCCGCGCCCTGGAGCTTGCGGTACACATGGTAGCCCGCCAGGTCCTCGCCAGAGTGAGCCGTCCAGGAGAGGTCAATGCGGGCTGCTCCAGCGTTCGGCGTGACCGTGAGCCCGGTTGGGGCAGTGAGGACGGGCACGAAGTACTGCCAGGCGGAGTAGCTACCCCAGACCCCCGAGGTAGATTTGACCTTCACCCGCCACTTGTACGTCTTGCCGTAGTCAAGGAGATTGGCGGCGCAGTCGTAGTACGCGTTCGCCGACGCGACCTCGCCGGTGTCCACCACGAGGTTGAGCCCGTCGCCGGTGTAAAGTTGGACCTGGTAGTGGCTCTGCTGCGTCCCGGACTCGTAGGGGTCCGAGAAGGTCCAGGAGAGCCGAGGCGAGACATCGTCCGTGACGGTGCCGGGGCTCGCCTCGGTGCCCGTCGGGGATGTGGGCGTGGCGACCGGCACGAACGTGAGGACCAGTTTCGGGCGTAGTGCCGGGTTGGTGCTGTAATCGGATGAATAGAACTGCTTTTGCGTGAGGGTAGTGACGTCCTCACCCGCGCCGATGAGCTTCAGGCCGTAGTTGGCCCCGCCGTCGAGCCAACCCTGCACGGTGGATGTGATAGTCCACGAAAACCAGGCCCCCGTGCCGGTGATGACCGTCGCACCGAGCGAGGAACCATGCGCAGGCTGGTTGCCCCAGGTGACCGTTCCCTCGAACCAGGGATAGCCGGCGAGGACCGGGTGGACCGTAACGGCATAGTCGGTTGTAGAGCCTTCACCGTAGCAGTAGAGCTGTAGTTGGGCCAGTCCCAGCGTCCGCCCGGCATAGGCGGACACGTCGAACTCGATGAGGGAGCGGTACTTTACGGTTGCGGCACTGGAGGTGCCTGCGACGAGCGTTGTGGCCGCCCCGAAGTTGGCGGTGGATTGCGACGAGTCGACGTAGGCATCCTTCCCCGCCGCCGCGTCGGGTTGGACCGTAGTGGGGTCGAGAACCACGGGCCAGACCCTGGCGGGGTCGGAGAGCCAGCCGGGGTCGATGGCAAGGTCGAGGTACTGTTTGCCGCCGTCGGTCCGCAAGGTGACCGTGACCGGCCCGGGAACACCATAGGCATCCTGGACCCAGGGCCGGTAGAGCTCGAACGCCGGGAACGGCCCGGCCCAGGCGCGGACCACGCCGTCCTCGTCCCGGCGGAGCTCGAGGGACTGGGCCTCGACGAGGAACGAGTAGATGGCCGGGGCTTGAGCTGACTTGAGGACGACCTCCTTGCGCAGGCCCTCGGGGACCACGTACCAGACGAGGTCGGCGTCGCGCCAGGCGTCGACGAAGGCCAGGCGGTTGCCGGTGACCTGCCCCTTGACGTTGGCCACGCCCTGGGCGCGGTAGGTCAGCTTGCAGCCGCCGCGTTCGATGTGGACAGGCTGGGGCGCGCGTTTGGCAAGGCGGATGGCCGAGGCCCAGGTCTTCTTACACGAGTGGTCGAACTCGGCGACGTCGGTGTCGCCGTAGATGTTGCAGTCGCAGTCCTGCCAGTGGCCGTTCGCGTCGAGATAGTGGATGGGCCACTTGGCGCTAAGCTCGACCTGGAGGCGGCCGTCGCCGAGGCGGAAGGTCTTGGAGTGCGAGGTCCGGAGCTCGGGCAGTTCGACGCGGGGCAAACCTATCACTCCCTACGAGGTCGCCAGGCGCTCCTGGCGGAACATGCGGGGCAGGTCCTCCTGGATGACCCGGCGGACGACCCGGCCGATGTCGTCGGCCCGGCCGGTCGGGGCGTGGACGTTGATGGTGACGCTCACGGGGCCGAGGGGGCCGGAGCGGGAGAGGGGCACGACCGCCTCCGGGCCGCGCTCGCCGATGAGGGCCAGGGTCGGGCGGGTGACGATGCCGCCCGACTGCAGGCCGGGTATCTCCTGTCCCAAAGCCTTACTGAAGGCCTCAGGCGACAGACCATACGGGCCGTAGATGGCCCGCTCCGCCTCCTCACGGGTGACACTCCTGCCGACAGCAGACCAGCGCCGGATGTACTCCTCGACCGCCCACGCAAGGTGTTCGCCGAGGGTCACACCGCGCTTCGCCGCCGCTTCGGCAGCAGACATGACCATCCGGCTCCGCTCCTGAGGACCCGCTGCCATCGCCGCCTTCGCACGCTGATACTCGGCGGTGGCCTCGGCAAGCTGGATTTTCAGGTCCAGGAGCCACAATGTCAGCTCCTGGGTCTCGCGCGCGTCCGCGCCCTTCATCCCTGCTACCTCAGCTATCGCGGCCCGCAGGACCTCCATCTTCTTGGCCATCGCGTCTGCTAGGGCAGCCTGATACTCCAGCGAATCCTGGGTGCCCTTGAACGAGGCCCGCCACAGGCCCCACTCGCGGTCCACGATGGCGATGCGGTTGGCGATTGTGGTGAGGGCCCCAGACATGTCGCCGAAGGAACGGGTCAGTCCGTCGGTGACTCCTGCCGTCTCTGCTGCCTCGCTGCGCAGAGCGGCGAGGCCCGGGTCCGTCGAAGCGACCTCTGCCTCGGCCTCGCTGATACGCCGCGCCCGCTCGACCGCGAACTCTGCCGACTCCCCGAGGACGTCAAGCTGCTCCGCATACCGCTTGGTCTCACCCGTCGCACGTCCGGCGGCACCCGCAACACGGTCTACTGCATCCGCGAGGCTCTCCGTCTCCGCAGCCGTCCGCCGGGTGGTCTCCTCTAGCGGCCTGGCCGCGTCGCCCCACTTCTTGGTCGCAAGGTAGACCGCACCCAGGGCCAGACCGACGACGCCGAGCGCGGCAGCAAGAGGGCCGAGCGTCGCGAGGAGCGGGCTGAGGGACGCGGCAAGGCCAGTGGTCGCCCCCTTCGCGGCAGCGGCACCGGTACCGAGCAGGCCGAGCTTCACTGCGGCCGCCTCGCTTACAGTGATGTTTTGAGCCATCATCCTCGACAGCGCCCCGAGGCCCGCCGACCCGGAGAGCCGGGTGGCCGCCGCCGCCTGTGCGTCCATAGCCGCGGTAGCGGCAACCGTGGCGGCGGCCTGGGCGGCCTGCGCTGGCACGAGTCTGCCGGCGATGAGGCCGGCGAGGGCCCGCTTGGCCGCGCCGAGGACGACGACGGATTGCAGGAGCTTACCGCTCACGAGGAGAACGGGGCCCATGGCGGCCGCCACAAGCACAGCACTCCCGAAGACCCTCTTCTCGGCCTCGTCGAGGCTGTTGAACCAGTCGACGGCCGTCTTCAGGACCTCCGCCGCCCGGGATACCACGGGGAGGAGGAGCTGCCCAAAGCTGATGGCGGCCTCCTCGGTCCGGGCCTTGAGCACGCGAAGCCGGTTCGCCGGGCTGTCGATGGTCCGGGCGAGATCGCCCTGAGCCGCCGCGGTCTGCTCCAAAATCAGGTTGTACCGGGCGATGACCTTCTGCTGGTAGGTCATTTCCTGACCGGTCTTCACCATGCCGTGGGTCATCGCCCACTGCTTCACCGTTGCGTCGTCGATGTTGATGCCGAGGTCCCGGAGCGGGCGGACCTGCCCCGCTAGGCCCGAGCGGAGCTTTTCGAAGGCCGTCGAGGGGTCGAGGTTGTAAAAGGACGTCATGTCGTAGGCGAGTTCGGTCATCGTCTTCGACATCTCGAAAGCCTGCTCGTCGACGAGCCCCATGGAGTGGAGCATCACGTTGAAAGTCCCGACGTTCTTCCGCACCTCGTAGCTGTTGAGGCCAAGGGCCGCCGAGATCTCGGTGGACCAGCTCCTCGCCGCGTCGGCCATCCGGCCCATGGACTCCTTGAACAGGTTTTCGCTCTCCACGGCGTCCGCGGCTAGCCTGGTCGCCGCCCGGGCCGCGAGGGCAAAGGGGACGGTGATGCCGACCGTCATCACCGTTCCTGCCTTCTCCAGTCGCTGGCCGACCACAGTCAGGGACCGCATCTGCCGCTCGAACTTCTGGGCCTCCACGGCGGCCTGCTTGAACCCGGCCGCCGCGCCCGAAGCGTCGACGCCGAGGAGAATTTTGAGTGCGGCGACGGTCGAGGAGGCCACGGCTAACCCTCCCGTTCAAGCAGGTCGAGGACCCTCTCGCGGGTCTCGCGCGGCACGCGCAGGCTCGCGCCGACGACGGCGCAGCGGAACTCGTAGAGCGTCATGCGGTGAAAGTCGTCGAGCGTGTAACCAAGGAGGCCGAGCCCCAGGGCTAGGAGGGTGTCATCTCCTGGGACTCGGAAGGCGGAGGGTTTAGACCCGCCACCGTCCGACCTGCCTCCTGCAGGGCCTTATCCCGGAGCTTCAGGATTTCTCGCGCCCTCTCCGGCCCGTAGACGTAGGGCGCCAGGGCCTCGTCGAGGGCGAGAAACACCTCGCGGAACGTCCGCACCGTGAGCTCCTCCTCGACGCGCTCCCGCGTCATCTCGGGCTGGTGACGAAGAAGACCCGCCCAGGCAAGTGTGGCGACGGCCTCGACATCCTCGTCCGCCAGGGCCTCGACGATTGCGCGGAAGGGCTTGCCAAGCGCCCCCTGCGCCTTCCTCATGGCGCCAAGGTCGAAGTGGAGAAGGCCGAGGGAGCACCTGACGCCCTCGACCTCATGCCCACGACGGTTTTTCCTATAACCTTGACTCATTCAGACTCACCCCCTGATTTGGTCCTTGCTTACGAGATCGACCTCGTGAGCGTTCCGCTGCCCTGGAAGCGGACCGCCGGTTGCTCGACCCGGCCGACAGTCCCGCTGATGACCGGGTAGCTCAGCAGAAGGGCGTTGCCGGTATACTGCGGGTTTGTCTGGCTTACGGCGTCGGTCTGCTCGCGGATAACGACGGCGAACGACTCCGCGCCCACAAGGGGAAACAGGGTAGCGTCGACCGCTCCGGCCGCTCGGTCCTGGTTGAACGTGGCCTCGAACGACCAGTTCCGCAGGCCCACGACGTACTCCCGGGTATCGCTACCAGCAGTGATGTCGTGGGCCTCGCCCTCGTAGTTCAGCGTCAGGGCCGTCACGTAGGCCGAGAGGTCGGTACCCGACACCGAAAGGTGAGGCTTGTAGAACGTCCTGACCGCCATGGTGCTCTTCACCTCCTAGATGATGAAGGCCCGCCGGGATCCCCCGGCGGGCCGGTGGGACCCAGGGGACGATAAAGGGCCGGGGGGCTACCTCACCCCGACGACCAGGACGAGCGTGAAAGACGGCCCGGTCCCGGCGATGGTGTAGGCCGCCCGCCACCAGGTATCCGTGATGGGCCCGGCGACTGACAGCCGCTCGGATGTCGGGGCCGTCACCCGGCTGAACGCAATCCGGTTAGCTGGTGAGGAGAACGCCTCGGCATCGTCGCTCTGCAGAACGAGGTCGAGCGTGGGGCTCGTGCCCGATACGGCGATGACGTGGAGCGCGGCCCACATGGACTGCCCGGCGGCAACGGCCCCGAGTTCGCGGGGCGAGCTGTTCCCGGTCGCGGTGAGCGCCGACGAGGCCGGGATGAGCACGGTTCCCCTGACGAGCGTCCCCGTCCCTACGGCCCCGACGTTTAGAAGGAAGACATTGCCGACGTTGCCGGACCGACCAAGCCGGGTCTCGATCGCCTTGAAGAAGTACCCCGGTTCGCCCGCTGCGCCTGTCGTCGGGCACATGGTGACGAGGTGCTCTTCGGCTCCGAGCTTCGCGTGGAGGACGTCGTCGGGTTTCCCCGTGCCGTCGGCCTCAAACAGGGCGACAAAGTCCGCCAGTGCCGTAAGAAGGCCTGGAAGGTACTCCCGCATCCCAGACGAGCCGAACGTGGTCTTCTCGACCGGCTCAACCTCGGCGGTGAGGTTCATACTGTTCACGTGGCCCGAGAGCTCGTACTGGGCAACGTACAGTTTGCAGGACGTGAGGGCCTGGACGGTCATGGCTACCCCTCTCCCCTCTCTTCCAGGAACGGCCCGCCGGACCCGAAGGGGCGGACGTAGACTCGCCCACACCGGCCGCACAGGAACCTCTCGGTGCCCGAGGTCGACAGGTTCTGCCGGGCGTCCTGGGGATGCAGGCAGGATGTCTCCTCGCCAGCCTGGACCTGAGCGGCAGGCACTTCTCCTGCCAGAAGGGCTACCGCGGCGTCGACAGCCGACTGAACCGCCATAACCTGAGCAACGACCGCCTCGCGGCAGGCCCCACCGCCCAGAAGGTCGAGGGCCGCCTTGGCGGCGGCCCTCACCGTACGTAGTTGACACTGCAGCGCTGACTGCATTCAGGTCATCCCTCGGCGACCCAGATGATAAAATCGGCGCTCACTCGGAACAGCCCCTTGGCGCCCTCCCGTCCGGCCTCGTACAGCTCGGACTCGCCCTCCCAGAAGGACCTCTCGACCACGGTTCCGCCATCGCCGCCCATAACCCCCGAGTAGTCCCGGAGGGCAGACCGGACCTCGGCGGCCACGGCGAGCACCGAGGCGTACGTCGCCCCCCAGGAGTCCACCTGGACCCGGACCGACTTGAGCGGGGGGTCCGACCCCGACGGATGGGGCGGCGGAACGGCCGAGATGACCTGGTAGGTCACGGCAGGTAGCGGAGCCTCAAGAGGCCGGTAGACCGGGTACACCCGGCTCGCGACAAGGGACGCGAGGCCGGCATGGGTCGTCAGATGCGCATAGAGGGACTCGGAGAGGCTCACGGGCAAACCCTCCTTACTGCGTCGGCGATGTAGTCGCGGACGATTCTCACGGCCATGTCCCGGTAGAGGTCGTAGGCCGGGCGCATAAAGGGCCTCGCCGGGATATCCCACATGCTCACGCCGTGCTCGACAAAGAACCCGTAGAACGACCGCCGCGCCGGGCTCACCCTGGCTATCGCCGTCGTCCGGGCTCCGGCTAGGCGCCCGAGGAGCCCCATGCCCATCTCGTCACCTGGGTCGTTGTCAAGGACGACGCGGATGTCCTCGGCGAGCTGACCCGTCCGGCGCATGGGAAAGGCCCGGCGGGCCGCCTCGGCAGCTATGGGCTCGGCGCCAGCGAGAACAGCCCGGTCAAGCACTCCTGTAACGGCATCCCCGAGCTCCCTCAGCTTGGCTTCAAGTTCTGGCATTCCCAGGACCACGACGCTCCTGCCAGCCACAATCACTTCACCTCGAGTCCCCGGACGATGAGCCAGACCCGGTCGGACCTCGGGTCCTCGGTTTCCTTAACCTCGAAGTTCCGCCCGGCCCAGACAAGGCGGCAGCGGCTTGACACAACATCGGGGCGGTAGCGGATTGTGAACACGAGCGTCGTCTCGGCCTGGACCTGCTGGGCCTGCCAGTAAACCGCACCCGAAAGGTGCTCGACCTTCGCCCAGACGGTGTCGCGGGTGACCCAGTTGTCCAGGGGTTCGCCTGTGGGCCCCCTGGTCGGCGCATTCACCTGGATGGTCACGCGGTCCCGGAGCTCCCCGGGATCCGGCGGCTGCCAGCGACGCTGCGGGCGAGGCATCTAGGCTCCCACCTTTCGGTCGGGCCAGGAGAGAGCGGAAAGAAGCCTCTCGTCCACTTCACCCCTGGTGCCATACGCAGCGGCCACAAGGACCTTGATATTGTCCCGAATGTACTGCGGGACCGCAGAAGCCGCGTCACCGTAGCCCGCTGCGAACCGCACCTTGACCCCTCGGTACGGCCGAAGGGTCGTCGTGGGCCAGGACTTCCCATAGCGCAGGAACAAAATGCCGCCGAAATTGTCCGAGGTGTCGACGGTGTAGTCCTCGGAGCTCATGATGTGCTCGGTGTTGTCGGTGCCGTAATGCTTCACGCTCGATACCGACTGAAGCGGCGGCCGGGGGAGCGTGATGTAGGGCTCGCCCGGCCAGTCGTCGAGGACGAGGTCGTAGACGGTGGTGATGAGCGTCCGGCCAAGGTAGGCCTCGACCTTTTCCCGAGCGGCCCGGATGTACCCGGTAATCAGGCTGTCCTCGGTGGCGTCGGCGGTGTGGCGGACGACTGAGGCCCCGAACGGGACGGCCGACCCGGCGACCGTGGCCGCTACGCGGACGTAGCGGGCTGTGCCCGTGTAGGCAAGCTCGATGAGCCCCGACGACGTCACCGTTCCGAACGACCCGCCCACCACATCGGTCCAGCTCGCCTCGTCGGCCGACTCCTGGAGCTTCGCTGTCACCGAAGCCTCCGCTGGCACCGTCCCCACGTCGAGGTTGACCACGACCCGGTAGCCCAGGACCTCGACGGACGAGCCGACGAGACCGTAGTCGGGGGTGACCTGATGGGCCGCCGGAACGATAGAGCGGACCGTGCTCACCGAGTCAGCAAAAGAGCCCGAACTCAGCCGGATATGTTCCTTCGCTTCGGCGAGCGTTACAGGCTCGATTGCCGGACCCGTAACGGTGACCAGGGCGTACCGGTTCACCTCACTCACCCCTCGGTGTACGAGTGTGGCTTGAAAAGCGGGCTTCCCAGGAGCAACCTAAACCACCACTTGGGCGACACGGTAACGAGAACCGAGGGTGGCGCGTACGTGGCGGTAGTGGCCATGCCGCGCCGGCAGAGCCGGGAGAGCCAAGACATCGAGCTCACCCCCGCGGGCGCGGATTCCTCGGCCTTGCCCTCGGCCGCATGGCGTTTCTGGGCGGCTCGACCATCGCCGTTTTCGGCGCCCGCCCGACGTACGTGGCGTGGCCCGCCTCGACGAGGAGTGCTGCACGGACGCCATCAACGATCAGAACCTCGCCGGGGATGTGGTTACCGTTGGGACCGGGGCCGATCAGGCGTACGGCGCAAAGAGCGGGCACGTTAGACTCACCCCTCCCACGCTAGGCGGCAAACGTGATGGCCCCAGAGGCGGCGAGCTTGCCGTTCGGCAGCACGAGAACGAGGTAGCACGTCTTTGCCCCCGTTTCGGTGATGTTGAGGTCGAGGGCCCCATTGGCCTCGCTGACAAGCTGAAACGCCTTACCCGCGACGAGCGGGATGGCCAAACCGTTCGTGCCGATAACTACACCGCCGGAGGGAGCGGTGGCAACAAGGCTGTCGCCGTTCGCGTCGTCCGAAAGGTAGGCCATGACGGAGCCGCGAACAGCGAGATTCACCCCGTTGGCATCCTGCAATTGTACGGCGACGTTGATAACGTTCGCGGTCTCCGTGCCGACGGTGATGGCGGCTCCAAGGGGCGCGCTGTCGAGAGCATTGAGTTCGGCCGCCGTCGCGGTGACGGCCGTGCCTGAACCGGAACCGAGCTTCAGGCCCCCGTTGGCGACGACGATGGTGTCGATGTTCTTGTTCGCCCCGAGGACGAGGGCCTTGCTCGCAGCGGCCGTTCCGGCCGTGACACCGGCGAGCTTGTTGATCTCGGCCGCCGTGGCCGTCACGGCCGTTCCAGCCAGTTTGAACTTTTCGGCGACCTTGATGTCGATGGTCCCGTCAGATTCAATTGAGAAAAGGTTCGTCCCGGCTCCGTCGTGAAAGACAAGGTTTCCGCTATTCCACTTCGAATGGACCTTGGTGACTGGCATCTAGGCATCTCCTCTCGCCATGCACGTTGGCCGTGCTGTCGCGGTGGTTCCGCGCCGGGCTTTCCGGAAGTCAGGCGCCCCGGCCACCCGCAGGCGACCGGGGCGCTTTACTCAGGTCGACCTAACTACGCAATCACCGTGGCGGACTGGTCGGACGCGTACCTCGCACCCGACAGGACGGCGACGGCCGACACGATCGTCGAGGCCCCTGGGTTCGAGAAACGGACCTGGACACACGGGTAGCCATCCGAGAGCTCTGCAGCATCGAGCTCGATGACGTACATGATGTTGTCGTTTGTCGAAGTGGCAAACCCGGCGGTCGTCGCCGCCGTCAGGGCCGACAGGGTGTCCCCGCCAGACGCGGTCTCGGCGAAGTAGTTGAATGCAATGGCCGTCGCGTTCGACGGGGTGAAGTCGTCGCACTCATAGACCGTAACGGTCGAGGCCGCACCGGTCACCCCGAGCTGGATGATGATGGTCGCGTGGCCATACTCCTTCATCGAGAAGACGTCGGTGTTCGCACCCCCGTTGATGTCAACCGGCGGCAGGATGTTCACGACGTGACCCTGCTGGGCGGTGTAGAACCTGGTCATCTCTAGCGTGCCTCCCTCACTGTCATTTAAGCGCCGACCCGGGCCCTCTTTCGAGAAGAGGGCCCGGGTCAAACGGCGAGCCTCGAGCTACTCCCGAGCAGCCAGGGCAACGAACGGCGACAGCGTGCTCGCACCCTTATACGGGGTGAGCGTCGACTTCCATGCAGGCTGCCCACCGATGCGCATGATGAACCGCAGCACCGATTCGTCGTAGAGGAACCGCACGTGCGGCGAGATGGCGGTCTGGATGCCGCTCCCCTTGGGGACGAGGATGTACTGCGACATGTCCACAAGGACGATGTCGCCCAGGTCCCCGAGGGCCGAGCAGATTTCGGTCGGGATGACCGGCCGCCCCATGAGGGTCCCGTACGGGCTACCCGCGAGCCCGTTCGCCGGCATGTAGACCGGGATTCCCGCGGTGCCCACGGCGAGGCTCATGGTGTGGAGCTGCGGCAAGGCCTCGGGGTTGATGTACCAGACGGCGTTCGCCTGACCCCTTGGAATGAGGCGGCTCCACATCTTGATGACGTTCTCGGCGACGATGGAGTCGGCCGCCTGGCCGCTCTCCTTTGCCTGGGTTACCAGGCATTTAGCCGCCGTGAAGCCTAGCGGCTGCCCAGCGCCTCCGCCGCGGAAGATGGCATCGTCGAGGAGGAAGGAAAACTCATCGGCGAATGCCTCGCGGACGACGGCCTCCAGGGCCGGCAGGTCGCTGAGAAGCTCGTCGGTGAGGTAGCAGGCACCGGTGAGCTTGTTCACGGGGATTTCCAGCTGGTAGAACTTCGGCTTTGAGGCCGTGATGAGATCGGCCTCGTTTTCCCAGTAGCCCCGCACCCCACCCCAGCGGGAGCCCGTCGCCCGGGAGGTCTCGTCTACCGCGTTGATCTTGAGGCTGGACCTATCGGGGCCGATGGGGATGCGGCGGCACCGACCGGCGAAAACGGCCCGCTCGTAAACGGGTGTTACGAGCTCCGCAGCGATCTGGGGTTCGAGGAGGAAGCCGCCATCCGCGGGTACGGCCTCGGACAGGCCGGAAGCCGCTCGCTCCTCGACGAGGTCGAGGCGCCTGTCCCGCTTACGGCCCTTCGTCCGGTAGACCTCGATGCCGGCTCGAAGCTGTTCGCCGAGGCTGGAAAACAGGCGCTGCTCCCCGACCTGCTGCACCGAAGCGGCCGGGCCGGACTCGAGCGGGGGCGATTCGGCTGGCGCGCGGAGCGCCTGGCGCTCGGCCGCAAGCTCCTCGGCCTGGGCAATCTTGCGCTTGAGGTCGTTTTTCCGCCTCTCTGCGGCCTCGTAAGCCTCGCCGTTGTCCACGGCCATAGCGGACTCCATATCGTCGAGAGCCCGCTCTAGTTCAGCGTAGAGTTTCTCCAGGTCCATCGTGTTTCTGCTCCTTTCGGCGGCAACACAAAACCCGCCACGGTCCTCCCGGGCGGGTCCGGTTGCGTACTATGCGCGCGGTGTTGTTACGCGGTCAGGCGCCTATGGCGGCGCCTGAGTGCCAAGCGCTCCCTTTCGATGCCTATCTCCCTTTGGCGTTTCAGGGACGGCTGGTCCACCAGTGTCCCCTTTACGGGCTCCTCCGGCGAGTGGCCCCCTCCGGGAGCCGGCTCGGCGGCGGGGATGAGGCTGTCTAGGGCGGCGCGGGTGGCCGTCAGTATGTCACGCTCCTCGTCGGTCAGGGGGGCTCCGGACCTAGAGCGCAGCAGGATGGGCATTAAGCGGTGGTCGACCCCGGCCCGGGCGAACATCGAGCGCAGAACCTCGGCGTCGGTCTCGGGGTACTGCGGGAACGTCACGACCGCAACATCCCAGAGTTTGACCTCAACCAGAGTTCTCAGTACCCTCCCGTCGCCGATGTCCTCGAATTCCTGCTTGATGACCTCGAAGGAGAAGGACATTTGGTCAATGTCGCCGCGCTCCATCGGGGATAGCACGAGGTCGGCGATAGTCTGGGTGTCGGGTGCATCGATCTCTACGGCGAGCCCGGTCTCGTCCTCCCAGAGCCGAAGAGTCCCCGCCCTGTTGCGGCCGAGGACGAAATTGGGGTCATGGTTGAACAGCGCGCGGATATCGCTCTCCCTGATAGTCTTCTTGAACGCTCCGCCCCGGATTTTCTCCTGGTCGCCCCACCAGAATTCGGTGGGCGTGTCGAAGACGGCGGCGTGGCCGACGATGAGCGCACGCCCACTGGCGCGCCTTTCGACACGGAACTCCGCCGGAAAGACCTGCGTGCGGCACTCGCGTTTCCGATTGCCCCTAGCGCCGCGGCCGTTCTCTGCCGAGGTCAGAACATCGGCGACAAGAGCCCTCTCCGGCGGTTCCCTCCCGGCGTCCTGGTAATGCTTTGCTAGGTGCGCATAGACGCCGTCCCGGTCCTTGCCGCTGAGGTCGGACTGGTCCAGCCGGGCGAACCCGTTTGCCAGCGCGGCGAGGTTGGCGGCACCGGGCTTGCCGTCCTCCGACACCATGTGATGCGGGAACTTGCAGTCCGATTTCGAGGGCGAGTCTCCGTCCGGAATCCAAGCAAATACCGCCCTCAGGATGGCCTCATCGGCGTCGGCGGGGATGCACTTCACGTTTTCCCCGGCGTCCCAGGGTTCGTCGGTGACATCGGTCTTGTGCGGCTTGACGGCGCCACGGGCTTTCATCGTTAGCGCACCTCCACGTAATCGAGAGCGTTAAGGATGCTATCGGCAAGCTCGGCCGGCCAGCTACAGCGGCGGGCCTCGTAGTGGCGGTCAAGGGCGGCGAGGGGGTCGGGCGTGGCGAGCAGGGCAATAACGCCGCCCTTCTGGAGTGTAGCCTGGCTCTCCAGCAAAGCGAGGATGTCAGGCTCCGGCCGCACGCCCAAAGCCCGGGCGGCCGCGCGAGCGACGCGACCTACGTTTTCTGCGGCGAAGCGGCGGATGTCGGCAGCGATCGCCTCCACACGGGCCTCGAGAGCAACAGGGTCCGCGGCGAAGCGCTTCACCGCAGCGCATACGTCCTGCTCTTCCCGGCGGAGCACCCGACGGGCCTCGGCCTCTAGGAGGACCCGGAACGCCTCGCGGGCCCGGGAGCGGTTCACGTCCCCTGGGCCCTTGACGTCCTTATCGGCCAGGGCCTCCCCGGAAGCCACCCTATCCGCAGGGGCCATGTTGAGCGGGAGGAAAGTCGTGTCGGCCGCGGAGCCGAGGGGGTTTAGGTTCTCCTTGCCGCGCCACTCGTTGCTGGTCAGCGCTCCGTGTTCCCACATGATGGCGAAGACCTCGGCCCTAGCTTTGGGGTCGCCCCTGAGGATGCCGTCGAGGTTGAACTCGGCAAAATAGCTCGCCCGGTCTGCCTCCGGGAAGAGGGAGTGCAGGACGGCCTGTTCCAGACGGACGCAGTGCTCACGCACCACATACCGGACAAAATCGCGGTTGAGCTCCTCGACGTTGTTGTTCGTCGCACGGTCCAGGTCGTTCACCAGGTGCGCCGGAACGCGGAACCAGCGGCATATCTCGCTGAGGCTGAACTTCCGGGACTCGAGAAATTGGCTGTCCTCGGGGGGCACGGTGACCGGGTGGAACTTCAATCCCTTCTCCAGAACCATGAGGCCGTGCGACTTGCCAAGGCCGGCGTATTTGCGCCGCACTTCCTCCTTGAACTCCCGACGAGCCTCCGGGCTCAGTGTCGCCTCGTGCTCGATGATGCCCGACGGGTGGGCGCCTTCGCCGAACCAGCGCGCCCCAAACTCCCTTTCGGCCAGTGCGAGCCCGCAGTCCTCGCGGGCCAGAGAGATGACCGAGCGCCCGACCATCCCGTCGGTCGACATGAGCCTGAGATGCATGATGTTCCGCGGGCCATAGACCCGCTCGGTTCCGTCGCTCATCCGCACCCGGTACTCGAGGGGCTCACCCGGAACCGGCCGGGCCACCGCCACCCGAGCCGGGTGAATGGGGTAAAGGGCTGCGACTCGGCCAAGGCGGTCATGAACCTTGAACGTGTAGGCGTTCCCCCAGAGCAGCAAGTGCACCATGGTCGTCTCGCGATACTCGAACGCCGTCATCTCGTCGCTCGCTCGGTCGTGCAGGAGCGGATAGAGGTGGTGGTCGGGGGCGCGCTCCTTCCCCCCCTCCGGCCGGCGGCGGAGGACGATGAACGGCAGAGAGGCGATGGTGCCGGATAGGACCCGGACGCAGGCGTAGACGCCGGAGAGCGTCAGGGCCGTGTCCTCGCTGACGCTGGCCCCCGCCTTCGAGGTCCCGCCGCCCACAAGGAGCCGCGAGAGCCAGTCGTCTACGTCCGACAGGGTCCACGGTTGCCACGAGCGGGCCGAGAAACGAGGGAGAAGAGCCACGGCTCAACGACTCCTAACGGCGAGGGTCGGCGCTGAAAAGGTGCGTCAGGTAGACCAGGCTTCCGACGACCAGCGGGGCAAGCCAGGGATCCCGGAGCCAGAGGCCCCAGAAGACGAGCCCGAGGCCGATGAGCTGGCCGACGTCGCCCCTGTCCACGCTCGCCCAGACCCGCCGGAGCACTGCTCTGATACGGCTCGCCGAGGCCCTCGCCAAACCCTTCAACCCCATCACCCCACCAGAATGTCGTGGTCCTCGTAGTGCGCCCGGCCGGTCCCCTCGTTCCGGAGCGCCATGTCAAGTGCCATGATGAGAGCAACCATGCCGTCAATTTTCTGGCTCGCCTTCTCCTTGCTCGGCTTGACGTTGCCAGCCGCGTCGCGCTCGACCACAAGGTTGTCGGCCATCCAGTCCAGGACGGGATTCGCACCGTGGACGAGCCTTCTGGAGACGACGAGGGTCATTAGCTCCTTCGTCGGGGGCGACAGGGACCTATAGCCTTGGCGCACCGGTTTGACCGTGAACCCAGCGTGCTGGAGCTGCTGGACCAATTGGGGGCTCCCCCAGTCGTCGTAGGCCACCTCGGCGATGCGATAGAGTTCGCTCAGCTCCTCGAGGGTCCGTCTGATGGCCTCGTAGTCGATGTAGTCGCCCTCGGTAGCCTCGATGTAGCCCTGGTCCACCCAGACCTCATAGCTCGCATTGTCCTTCGCGCTCTTGGCTTTGATGTTGTCTCCGGGTATCCAGAAGTACGGGAGGACCTGGTAGGTCCCATCATCCATCGGAAACACCAGAACCAGTGCGGCCACATCGGTTGTCGAGGCAAGGTCCAGGCCAGCATAGCACGTGCGACCCACGAGCCTGGCGGGCATGACCCTGCCAGCCGTCGCGTTCCAGAGGTCCATCGGAAGAAAGCGAGTCACCTGGGAGACCCATTGGTTCAGCCGAAGCTGGCGGAAGTCGTTCTGCAGGCTCGGTATCTCTCGCACGCGCCGATACTCGGATCGGAGGGCCTCCAGAGTAAGAGTATGGCCGAGCGAAGGGTTCGCTTTGGCCCAGTTTGCCTCGTCGTGCCAGTCGTCCGTCTCGTCGAGCCCATAGAGGACGGGCAGAAACGTCGGATCATCGATACCTCCCGGCTTGCCGTCGCGGAACATCTTGACCTTCCGGGCGTACTCGTGGACCTCCCAGCACACCGAGTTCCGGGTGTTGCCGGCCGTCGTGATGATGAACGTGAGCGGCTGTAGCCTCGCGGCCGTCGCGCCCTGGGTCAGGACCGACCAGAGAGCCCTCCCCCGTCGCCCCTCCCAGGCGTGGAGTTCGTCGGCGACGACCCCGTGAATGTTCATGCCGTGCTTGGTCTTCACGTCGGCCGAGAGGGCCCTGAAGACCGACGCAGTCGGCCGGTAGACAATGCGCTTCGTCGACTCCACGATGCGGCACCGGGCCGACAGCGCCGGGCTCTGCCTCACCATCTGAGCCGCGGCGTCGAACACTTTGCTCGCCTGCGACCTATCCGCGGCCGCCCCGTAGACCTCGGCTCCCGTCTCGCCGTCGGCACACAGGAGCTTGAGTACGACGGCCGCCGCCAGCTCGCTGTTGTGGGTGACCACCATGTTTGGGCCTGCTAGGAACAGCCCCGACAGATTGTCGACCTGGATACACCGGACGGGCACGGATGGAACTGGCTCGACTTTGGTGATCACGCGGGTCAATGAACGCGGTCGACGTTTCGGCCTGGCTTTCTGCCTTTTTCTTTTTCGTTCCAGGCGGAAAACGGGGGTATCACTGAAGGCGAAGAAGCTAACTCGGTACTTCTCCCCGCAGTCTTTTCCGTTCAGACTAGCCCGCGCTGTTCCAATGTATGGCTTAAAACCTAGTGATCGCAGAAGCTCTACAACACCGTCACGCAGAGCCGGACTCGTTGTAGTGAACTCACATTGACCCGCCGCAGACACGTATCCATCGGTATCCATGAGGCCCTGGAGCAACACGAAACGTTGCTTCGGCGAAGCCCTCAGATATGCGGGAGGAATATGTTTTCTGCCCAGAACGCCAAGGTCCCGGAGTTGCTCCTGTAGCGACGGATTTGTAGCTACATCACCATCGCCCACTGCTATCTGAGCACAGTCATGCCGCCCATCCCCAAGCCAGACCCCCAGCACGTAAGGGTCTACTGGTAGTTCGGCCTCAGGTAGGTCAAGCACGGCAGGCGCCAATGGTATCTTGTGATTGAATCCCGAAGCAGGGTTTGCAGGATTCACACGTACCCGCTGGGCGATTTCGTGTGTTGTTCTGATAGCCACAACTTTGTAGGGTATCTGGGTCTGTGTAAGCCATCCATGCTCTGCATCGGCTATAATTGTCACGCCATCACAGAAGGTGACCGCATAACACGACCGACCGAGCATGGGCTCCGTCGCGGCAATTACCCGACAGGGCCGTCCGAACTCGTCGAACACCTCGTCACCCGGCCGGAGTTCGCCCATCGTTGTCCAACCGGCGGGCGTCGGAATTGGTGTATCAAGCGCTAGGGCCTTACCGTTCTTCTTGGGCACCTCGACATAGCACGTCCGGTACTGCCTCGTCCCGTCCTCGCGGACGGTGCCGAACAGCGGACGGATTACCTCGTGCTCCTGCCAAGGGAGGAGGCTAAATGGCTGCCCTGCGAACTGCCGTCCCTGTGTGTGCCTCAAATGCCTGATGAACCGTACGGCTTGCTCGGCCTTAGCCTCGTCATAGGGCATGGTTGCATCAACACCCGGAAAGCAGGCCCTCGATCTCGTCTTCCTTCGGTTGCCCGAGTTTGCTCATGTCGATGGCCGCCCGGGCCGACGGTGACAGGCCAAACTCCGCGGCAAACGCAAGGAGTAGCCGAGCGGCTTTGTTCCTCACGCCCACCGCCGGAATCTGTTGCAGGGCCCCATTCGGTGTTGTAAACGTAATCCGCCCCCCGTTGGCATCCCGATACTCGGCGATTTCCCTCTCGGCCTGGACGAATTCAGACCACGTGGTCACGTAGCCAACCAGGGACGACATGTCGAGACAGGAAAGCAGGCCCAGTGCGTTGAGCTCGGGGACGATGCGACCCCACTCAGCCCGGGCATGGTCGTCGAGCCAAAGAGGTGGTGCAGGTACGGCCGACGCGGGCTTCGGCTCTCCCTTGGGAAGCGGGCGCTTCGATGGGTTACCCTCGAGAACGCGCAGGCTAGTAGGTTTTCTGGGTGGGCCTGATTTGCGAGGCATGACAAGAACCCCCAAATTCGAACCTGCGGATTCTCACGCGTGAC